GCTTGATACTGTTGGAACTGTTTGCGATGGAATCGCCGACCTAAGCATGTACGGAGATGGTTTCGAGTTCATCAAGGGCCTGAATCTTTGTTAGATGATTGATGGCGGGGAGAAATCCCCGCCGATTTTTTGAAATTCCGTTTGCATCCGCGTTCGGTTGTGTTATAATAAATATAGACAAAGGGGAAAGGTCCCTAGGAACGGAAGGAGTCCGAAATGAAGGGTTTCGAGTGGCTGGATACGGTCAACAGCATCGAGAGCGTTTGCAACAATCTCGGCAACGAATACGACCGTCTCGATGAAATTATCTGCAACGGTGAAGCGACCGAGACGGAAAAGGAAATGTTCGAAAAACTGCTTGACATGATGGATGACGTTATCGAAATGAAGTTCAAAATCAAGGAGCTTGAAAACATGGCTTCGAAATAGGAACGGCCCCGCTTCGACGGGGTTTCCCTTTGGTGTTATCATTGATTGCAACCGACGAAACGGAGGAACATTGAAGGTCAAGGAAGTCGAAATATCGAAGGTGATTCCTTACGAGAACAATCCGAGGAAGAACGACGAAGCGGTGAAATACGTCGCGAATTCGATAAAGGAATTCGGATTCAAGCAGCCTATCGTGTGCGACGCGGACGGTGTTATCATCGCTGGTCACACGCGGTACAAAGCGGCTCAATCGCTCGGCTTGAAAACGGTCCCAGTTGTATACGCGGACGATTTGACTGCCGAACAGGTTCAGGCTTATAGGCTCGCCGATAACAAGGTAGCAGAGTTCGCCGAGTGGGATTTCGATTTGCTGGGCGAGGAACTTGACGGGCTTCTAAATATCGATATGGGAGAATTTGGCTTCGATATTGATGATTTCGGCATCTCCGATATTTCAGACGGCGAAGCAGAAGAAGATGATTTCAAAGCCGAACCGCCGAGCGAACCGAAAACTAAGAAGGGTCAAATATTCAAGCTCGGTCGGCATCGATTGATGTGCGGCGATTCGACTAATTCTGACATGGTATCAAAGCTGATGGGCGGCGAAAGGGCGGACATTTGCTTCACCTCTCCACCGTATAACATGGGAGTTAAAAACTGGAGTTGTGTTAGCGTCGCTATGAAAGGGGGACATGCATACAACGAGTTTTCCGACAATCAAACCGACGATGAATATTCCGATATGCTGGATTCGGCGTTGAAAAACGCTCTAGAAAATTGCGACGATGCCCTTTTCAATATCGGGATTCTCAACAGCAGCAAGCACGGAATAATTTCGATGCTGTCCCGAAACGAGAATAAATTTCTTGACGTTATAGTTTGGAATAAATCGCAATCGTTCCCGCTCGGCATGAAATCTCAACGCGGAATGATTTCGCATCGGTGCGAATTGGTGTTCTGCTTCAATCAGAATGGTACCAGGGCGTTTTCACATCCTCAATGGGACAAGGGCACGGGAATAAACCGAATCGACACGGGCAATGCATCGGGGAACGAATACGCCAGCCAGCACGCCGCGACATTCCCAGTCGAATTCCCGTTCGAGGTCATACGCCTTTATACGGATGATTCTGTTCTCGATTTGTTTGGTGGCACTGGAACGACCATGATAGCGGCCGAGCAGCTGGGCCGCAAATGTTACATGATGGAATTAGACCCGTCTTATTGCGATATAATTATCGAACGATGGGAAAATTTCACGGGCGGGAAGGCTGAATTAATCAATGGCTAACCGACCGTACACGACCGAACAGCTACGTTCCCTCGCGACGCTCGACAGTTTGCGGGAGCGGATGACGGTTCAGGAATACAAGACGTTCCGAGGTCAGATAATCGCCAACGACATGGGCGGCGCGGCCAAAGGGATTCGGAGAATGTTCGCAAAGAAGCAATCAGAATCCATGAAACCGTAGTGTTTCACGTGGAACAATCCACCACAGGTCCCGAGCAATCGGGGCTTTTCGTTTATACGGGTTATAATCAGGACGGGCGAGGAAATGCCCGAACAATCCCCCTCGAAGAATAGAGGAACGATGCCGAAGAACGCGCAACCGAAGAAGATAGGACGGCCGCGAAAGCAGATAGACCGCAGCCAGTTCGAAAAGCTTTGCATGATGTTCGCGACACGCGATGAAATATGCAGCTGGTTCGATACGACCAGCAAGACGCTCGATAGGTGGTGCAAGGACGAATACGGAGAACCTTTCTCCACGGTTTACAAGCAAAAGCGCGAGGGCGGTAAGATTTCGCTCCGAAGGCAGCAGCTGCAACTAGCATCGAAGTCGGCGGCAATGGCGATATTCCTCGGCAAACAGTATCTGGGTCAGACCGACCAAGGCGAGCGCAATTCGGTTGAGGAACAGGCCAAGCCAGACGCGCTATCCGAAGCCCTCGAAAGTCTGGCGGGTGAGCTGAATGAGCTTCAGTAGAAAACAGGCTTCGATATTGGCGTTCCCGTATACGAGATATGACGCGCTCATTTGCGACGGGGCGATACGAACGGGGAAGACTTCCATCGCGATGGTCGCTTTCGTCGATTGGGCCATGAGGGAGTTCAACGGGCAGCGGTTCGGCATATGCGGAAAGACGATTAACAGCGCGGTCCAGAACATCGTGAATCCGTACCGCATGATGACCTATCCGACGCGCGACGCGGGTTACACGCTGAACTGGCGCGGGGGAGATAAAACGCTAGAGGTCTCGCGCGGCTCCGTAACGAACATCTTCGAAGTGTTCGGCGGCAAGGACGAATCGAGTTTCATGCTTATCCAAGGCCGCACGTTGGCGGGCGTGCTTCTCGATGAGGTCGCGCTCATGCCGCAGTCGTTCGTGAATCAGGCGTTGGCGCGTTGCTCGGTCGACGGCTCCAAATACTTCTTCAGCTGCAATCCGTCAAGCCCAGAGCATTGGTTCTATCGCGAATGGGTTCTCAAATCGAAGGAACAGAATGCGTTGCGCCTTCATTTCGAATTGAAGGACAATCCCGCGCTATCCGAAAAAGTGGTCGAGCGGTACGAACGTCAATATTCAGGCGTGTTCTACGACCGCTATATCAAGGGTCTTTGGACGCAGGCCGAAGGGCTTGTCTACCCCGATTACAAGAACGCCCTTGAAAGCCCCGTAGAGCGCGAATACGGACGTTTCTGTATCAGTTTGGATTACGGCACGTTGAACGCATTTGCGGCCCTCAAATGGGCGCAGGATTCGTCTGGAACGTGGCATCTGGTAGACGAATACTATTACAGCGGACGCGAACAGATGAAGACCAAGACGGACGCCGACTATCTGAAGGAGATTGTCAAATTCGTTTCCGATATTGACGGCGAAGTGGAAATCATAATCGACCCGAGCGCGGCATCCTTCATAGCGGCGTTGAGGAAATGCACCGAACGGAAATTCAGGGTTCGGAAGGCCAAGAACGATGTTCTCGACGGCATCGCACATACGGCGGTAGCCATGCAGAACGGGTCGATTCGAATCGGTGAAAACTGTTCGAACACGGTCGACGAATTGGCGGGGTACGTCTGGGACGATAAGGCGGCGGAGGACAGACCCGTAAAGGTGAACGACCACGCGATGGACGCGATGCGGTATTTCGTGGAAACGAAGGGAATCTACAAACAGCGGACGGATTACGAATCGGTATTCAAGGGGGTCGGAACATGGTAAAGAAGCAGAAGGACAAATCGCAAATCATTACGTTCCAAGATTTCGAAGCGGCATCGAACAAGACGGATTTCATCCTCGACGCGGTGCGCGATTGGAAGCAGACCGCGCTCTACCGCACGGCGAAGGACGCGGACAATTACGACGCGCAACGGAACACGACCATCAACACGTATGTCCAGAAGATTTGGACGCGGACGGGAAACAGCGCGGTCGATTTCACGGCGGCTAACAACAAGATTGCATCCAACTTCTTCAATCGTCTCAATACGCAGCGTTGCATGTATTCGCTCGGAAACGGCGTTTCATTCGTCGACCCGAACGGAAACGACGCGACCGACCGCAGCGGCATCGATACGACGAAGGAACGACTTGGAATCCATTTCGACCACGACCTACGCACGGCCGCATATTACAGCCTGATTCATGGGGTGTCGTTCTGTTTCTGGAACATGACGCGCCTTTACGTGTTCAAGGCTACGGAATTCGTGCCGCTCTGGGACGAGTACGACGGCACTCTGAAGGCTGGAATTCGGTTCTGGCGAATCGATAGGGAATGCCCCATGTCGGTGGTACTGTACGAAATCGACGGTTATACGAAATACCGCACGACCGACGAAACGGATTCCGATTTGAACCTCGTTGAATCGAAGCGGCCATATATCCAAACCGTTCAATACACCGAAGCGGACGAAGCCCCCGAAGTTGTGGGCGAACAGAATTATTCATCGCTTCCGATTGTCCCGATGTGGGGCAGCAGGTTGCAGCAGTCGACTCTGGTCGGCATGAAACAGGCGATAGATTCATACGATTTGATTCGTTCGGGGTTCGCGAACGATTTGACCGATTGCGCCCAGATTTATTGGATACTCGAAAACTACGGAGGCATGTCCGACGAGGACTTGGACAAATTCCGCGACCAGTTGAAGCTGCTCCACATCGCCAACGCCGACACGAGCGACGGCGGAAAGGTAACGCCCTACGTTCAGGAAATCCCGTACCAGGCAAGGAAGGAATATCTCGACCACATGCGGCAGGGCATATACGAGGACTTCGGCGGACTCGACGTGTCGAACATTTCTGCGGCCGCAAAGACCGCGACGGAAATCAACGCGGCGTACCAACCATTGGACGAAAACGCGGACGATTTCGAATATCAAGTCACTGAAGCTATCCAGCAGATTCTGGCGTTGATGGGAATCGAGGACACCCCCGTGTTCAAGCGGAACCGAATCTCAAACCAGCTGGAACAGGTCCAGATGGTCATGATGGAAGCACCGTATCTCGACAACGCGACCATCTTGCAGAAGCTCCCGAACATTTCCCCCGACGAGGTGGCGGGCATCATGGACAAGCAGAACGCGGCCGCGCTGGAACGTTTCTCGTCGGCGTTCGGCGGTGAATGATGAAGCAAGACGCGGCGCACGTTTGGACCGACAGGGCGATAAAGGATTTGGAGCGGCGCATCGCTGAAATATACGTCGACGCTGGAACCGAAATCATAAACAATCATATGAAGGATTTCGAAGACTATGAAGAGCAGTTGAACGGCTTGAAAAAGCAACTCGAAGACGGCTCCATAGATTACGACGGGTATAAAGCTCGCTTGAATCAGATAGCGTCTTCGGAAAGCTGGTTCACGGGCAGCGTCGAGCGCATTGCGGACACGCTTGTACAATCCGACAGGTTCGCCGCGCAAATAGTGAACGACGAGGTTCCGCGCGTGTTCGCCGAGAATCTCAACTACGAAACGTATCGGTTTGAACACAGATACGCAGTCGATACGACATTCCATCTGGTCAACCAAGACACCGTAAAGCAGCTTCTAACGGATTCATACGGCGTGCCGCAAGCGGTCATAGACGAGGTGAAGGCAAAGGGCTGGAATACCCAGCACGTCCAGAACGAAATCATTCAAGGCGTTGTGCAGGGCAAATCCATTCCCGACATCGCTAGTGGAATCATGCGCGTTTCTGGCATGGATTGCAGGGACGCGGTAAAGACCGCGCGGACCATGATGACGGGGGCGCAAAATTCTGGTCGGCTCGAAGCGATGCAGCGGCTGGCGGCGAAGGGCGTGAACGTAAAGAAGCAATGGGTCGCTACACTCGATGACCGCACGCGCGAATCCCACAGGCTGGCCGATGGGGAGATAGCCGATGTAAACGAGGAATTTAAAACTACGGGATTGATGGAGCCTGGAGACCCGAACGGGGACGCCGCCGAAATAATGAACTGCCGTTGCACGATGGTCAGTTATTTCGAGGACGTC